TACAACTTCAGGTTGTTTTAAATCATCTTTAGCAGGCATCAACATCATTCTTTGTTGAGTACCTTTTACTTGTTTTCTAATTTTACCAAGACCTAAACTACTTGCAGTTATTTTAGTCTTTTTAATTTTGAATCTACCTTTTTTTGCTCTTACTCTTTTGAATTCATTTTTAATATTTTCCGTCTCACTGATATCAATCTTTCTTTTTCCTGAAGTTATTTCAACTAAAAGTTCTCTTAAATATGATTTATAACTTTCATAATCTAGTTCATCAATTTCATTAGGTTCTAATGAAAGTAATCCTAAAATTACCTCATTTATATTCTCTGTAGGTAAAGTAGGATTACCAGGCATTAGTTTGCTGTTTCTGTTTGAATTCTTCTTCTTCTATGTGTTGCTTGAGAAGTTCAACATAAATGTCTCTTTCCCAAGGTATCATACTTTCAATTTCTGTCAATGAATATTTATGGTACTGCATCAAAGAAAAATTTAAACGAAAATAACTTTCAAGATCCATATGGATCATTCCTATGCGAAAAAACTTGAAAGTCCCTCAAGAACAACATCACTTTCAACTTCAGTCTTTGGATTTTTAACTTTAACAGTATGAGAAAGTTTAGGCATTGTTTCAAAGAATTTCTCAATCTGTTTAAATTGAGTTGTATTCATTTGATCTAAAAATTCCATAAGTTCTTTTTTGGTCACATCTGCAGTAGACCAAACTTCTTCTTCATTATAAATCTTATCTACACACGACGCAACAAGTTCAAAAGATTGTTCTAGTGCATTATTATCAGATAAATCAAAATTATTTTTAATAAACTGATCTAATGATGGATACTTCATTTCCATCATTAAATGTGAGTCTAATTTAATTTTATTATCGTGATCTTCGTTTCTTTGAACTTTTATATCATCAACACTAATTTTAACAGGAACTGTAGTTTCCCCATCATCAGGACAGATTATATTGACTTCAATTTCTTCTCCAACAGATTTGCCACGAATATTTAAGAAAAGATATTCAATATCAAAAGTAGGAAGTGTCTCAACTTTAATTCCTTTGGTTTCAATACAGTTTTTAATAACTGTTTTGATTGCTGTAGTAATCTGTTTTGTATCTTCAGATTCCAAAGCAATCACTAAAAGTTTTTCTTCTTTAACTAAGAATGGTCTATATCTAATAGTCTGACTAGTAGAAGGCAATTCCAACTCATAAGTTGGAGTAGCAATTTTTGGTAAAGGCATAATCTCCTATACAATTCAGGTACTTTATTTATTATGCTATGTTAGCATTAATGTTATCTGGAGTTCCAGTAGATGGTATGCCACCAGGATTTGGTTGTTGATTACTTTGATTTGGTGCTACGTTTGAATTGAGTGCGGCCGCGCCAGAAAGATTTAAGTCAGTATTAGTTCCGACTGTAAAATCGGGATTAGTAAACATTTGATTTGGTTTCCAATAACTAGAGGTATCTCCTATATTTGGAACTCCAGGTACAGATGGTTGTGTAAGTGCTTTATCTTTTGGTTGATCTACAAAGTACCTATCGTAACTAAAGGAAACAGTAACTTTCAATAACTGAGAAGAATCATAAGAAACAGGCATAGAATTTATACTAATTGGAAATGCATTCACAAAAGTATAAACTAACTTATTGTTATTTGGTGATTTTTTAGCACCATAATCTCTCTCAAATTTTGTAATGTATATTGAAGTCTTATAATTTTTGGGGTAATTGTTTCTATAAGATACGTTTGTACTTTCTCCAAATGAAACTTGTTCTCCCGTAATATATCTCATCCAAATTTCAAAAACTTTTATAGCATAATAAGAACGGTTTACATAAAAAGTAAAGTCCGAACGATCATCATACAATCTTCTATATACATGTCTTTGGGTAACACCAGTAAAGTCATTATTTAATTCATGTGTTGCTAAAGATGATCCTGGTAAAGATGCTTCAGAGCACAAAATTTTAAGATCATCTATACTATTAGGATCATTAGGAACACCATTATCTTTCAGTCTGTTTATAACATCTTGAGGTATAACAAAATGACATTCAAAATTTGAAGTTAATGCTGGTTGCATTATCTTCGTTTTCAAAAAGTCAACATTTCTTACTATTGGTGATGGAGGTTTTCCTGCCATTTATAAATATTTTTTGACCGTATATATTATGTAGTAAGGATAATGGCAGAAAGTATTAAGAGTATCTACAAACCATCTTATCCAGAAAAATATCAAGGTGATGCAAATAATATCATTTGCAGAAGCAGTTGGGAACGTAAATTTTGTTATTATTGTGACCACAATCCAAGTATAGTTTCTTGGGCATCAGAGGAGTTTTGTATTGGATATGTGTCTCCCGTAGATGGTAGATCTCATCGTTATTTTCCAGATTACTTGATTAAAGTAAAAGAGTCTTCTGGAAAAATTAAAACATATGTGATTGAAGTGAAACCAAAGAAGCAAACGGTTCCACCAAAACAAAAATCAAGAGTGACTAAATCTTATCTGCACGAATGTAGAACTTATGCAGTCAATCAAGCAAAGTGGAAAGCGGCAAAAGAATGGTGTGCTGATAGAATGCTAGAGTTTAAGGTCATTACAGAAGAAGAGTTAGGTATCAAGTAATGGCACAAGGTTTCGGTCAGTATGTAAAAAAAGGAACAACCACTGCAAGAGTTAAAGAACTTTTAAGAAGAATTAGTAGAGAAGGAGTAACTGATTCTGAAGATATAATGATTATTATTATGGATATTTTTAAAGAAGAAGCATTATATCCAGAAGTAGGAAAATTTTACACCTTTGTTTATAATCCTAAAACTCCAGACATTGAATATGATCAACATCCACTAATTGCCTGCACAGAAATTACTCAATGGGGATTTAAAGGAATAAATTTTCATTGGCAAAAGTCTAGAAATTATACTTGGCCAGAAATTGCTGGACAATTACATAAAGTTTATTATGAAGAACTCGATGAACTATTAGCATTACAATATGGAAAATTCCGTCTAAATAAATAAAAACTCCTTATCAATGTCTCACACTCTACGAACAACTGAGATATTCATTCCTCTTACAAATGAGGAGGAGTTCTGATGTCTGGTAATTTTCAGTGCCCACAGGGACAAATATGTAGCGATGAATATGGAACTGCTGTAGGATCTAAAAATACAAATCTTTTTTTAAGAACATCAACTTCTATTCAGCAGGGATCAGGAACTCAAATCACAGGAGGAACTACAACTTTATATACATGGAAACCAGATACAACAAGTGAATTAAGTTATGGAACAGGTCAAGGAAGTTGGCAACCTGCAGCAAAAAGTACTGATGGAAAAAATTGGACTTTATTGAAAGACAGTGAAGGACAAAATGTTTTGGGGACAGATGCTGCCAACTCATTATTAAGTCCAACAGGAAATTTAAACAAAAATGTAGCTGCAAATACTACAAAAACTCTTCAGCAAAAAGGCGGAATAAAACCAGCAGATACACAAAAAATAGTTCAAAGTAATGCTTCAACGACAGGAGCAGGAACATCAGATGGAACTAGTGCTATAAATTTAGGCGAAAATCAAAAAAATCTAGATGCAACAAAAATATCAGATTCAGATAAAACTAGAAAAGTATCAGAATATCCATCATCTGAATATTTAAAATATCCACTTACATTAAAACTAGAAGAACAAGATTGTATTAAATTTACAATGCTTGAGTATGCGCCAAGACAAATAGATTTGCAAGGAATTTCTAAAGGCGCTCCTCTAAGCACAAGAGATACAAATACTAATAGAACAAGAGGAAGTACAGTTGTTCTTCCAATTCAACCTTCAATCACTGATTCCAATACTGTTCAATGGGGATCAAATGAAATGAATGCTGCTGAAATGATAGCAGCATCTGCAGCATTTGGAACAATAAAAGGTGGAGGAGATGGAATGGCAGAATCCTTAACAGCAGCGACAGAACTTTTACAAAATGCAAATAGTGATATTAAAACTGCAATCGCTGCAGGTTTTGCAGAAAATGCAGCTGGAGTAAAAGGTGGACTTTTGACAAGAATAACTGGAGGAGTTGTTAATCCAAATATGGAACTATTATTCCAAGGTCCACAACTTCGTAGTTTTACTTTCAATTTTACATTATCTGCAAGAGAAGCAAAAGAATCGCAACACATCCGCAATATTATTAGATTTTTTAAACAAGGAATGTCAGTAAAAAGAGCATCAACTGGTCTCTTTCTAAAATCTCCACATACATTTGAAATCAAATACATGCATAAAGATACAGAACATGGTTGGATTAATAAAATAAAAGAGTGTGCTCTTACTTCTTGTAATGTCAACTATACTCCTTCGGGAAATTATGCAACATATTATGATGGTTCAATGACATCATATGAATTAACATTGGGATTTAGTGAACTCGAACCAATTTATGATGATGATTATGGAAAAGGATCAACAACATTTGAAACAGAAATAGGTTACTAAAAATGGCAACGTACTTCAGACAAGTTCCAAATTTTGGTTACATCAATCGCGCAAAGGATGGAAAGAATCTTTCCGATTATACGATTGTAAAAAACTTATTTAAAAGAGCAAAACTACGTGATGATATTTTTCAAAACTTAGCATTCTTTGAAAAATATCAAATCATTGGAGATAACAGACCTGATAATGTTGCCTATGAAGTTTATGGTGATGAAACATTAGATTGGATTGTTTTACTGTCAAACAATATTCTTGATGTTAAGACCGAATGGCCTATGACACAAAGAACTTTTGATAAGTATGTTTTGGAT